GGGTAGTGACCACACCCACCACATCTACGAGAACATATCCAACCTTGGAGTGCTGAAGCTAATGAGCGACAGCATGTATCAGATGGCAAAGCTGGCTGGTAAGCCTGTCAAATAACAACGGAACATTGTTACACCACGAAGGAGCGAATCATGTCAATCTCATCATCAGCAGTACTTGTGTCTCTCAACATCAGCGTGTGGCCTGCGGCCAAGCTCGACCGAGAGGTGACCGATCAGGTCAACGCCAATGCCAACGCGAGTATCAACGCGGGCAAGTTCATGAAGGATCTGTTTGCGGGTACTAGCCTGCGCAAAGACATCGAGAAGTGGGCGGCACATTGCCGGGTCAAGCATCTGCGCATGACTCTGCCGTGGGCAGACAAGGGTGAGCGTCTGTTGCCGACCAAGCTGTTCATGGAGTACAAGCAGTTCATCAACGAAGCCGATCAGAGATTCAACCAACTCTGCGACAACTTCTTCATTGCGTATCCCACGCTACTGGCAGACGCACCCATCCACTTGGGCAAGCTGTACAAGGCAGAGGACTACCCCGACATTGAGGAGGTCAAGCGCCGCTTTGGTTTCCGCTACGTGTTCTCGCCACTGGCCGAGGCAGGTGACTTCCGATTGGATGTAGCCAACGATGACTTGCAGGAACTACAGCAGAAGTATGCGCGTGACTATGACCTGCGCTTGGCCGATGCCATGCGTGAACCATGGGAGCGACTGCATGACGTGCTGACTGCGATGAGCGCCAAGCTCACCGACGACGATACGGATGAGGATGGTAAGAGCAAGAAGCGGTATCACGAGACGCTTGTGACCAACGCAACCGATCTGTGTGCACTGCTGACCAAGCTCAACATCACGGGCGACCCGCAACTGGAGGATGCACGCAAGCAACTGGAGCATACGATGCTTGGTGCTGACATTGAAGCGATCAAGGAATCCCCCGCTATCCGCGAGAGCATGAAGTCCAAAGTCGACGCCATCTTGGGCAAGTTCGACTGGTAATCAGAGTAACGACAAGGAGCGAACCATGCACATTACACCTAACTCATTCGATACAGGGAACACGTTGTTCGGCAAGCCTAACGTGTTCGACTTGGGGAAGCCAAACCTATCCCCGCAGACCAACCGATTCATCTTCCTCACGCTGAATAACTTGGTGCTGACCCGACCCAACTGGCGATTCACCCCCGAGGAATACACCCACAGTCAAGGATACGCTGTTGTCACTTCGTTCAGGATCGAAGAGGACGGCGAGGTACTTGGTAAGGTGAGCATCGACTACAAGGGTAAGGGCTACAAGATCATCGTGCGCAACGACCGCATCGACGCCAAGCGTGAGCGCGGGGTGGGGTACTGCACTGAAGATCCTTCTAAAGCTGAGCTTCGTATCCGTAAGTTCTTCTTCCGTCTGGCGAAGGACGAGCGCATAGAGAAAGCGCATAAGGCAGCAAGCGAAGTAATCGCTAGGCAAGCACGAGATAAATCGTGGGCGCTGAACAATACGCTAGGGCATTTCATGGAGTGGGCGCAAGATTTTGTGAACACAAACACAAAGCAGTACATGGCGGAATTCCCAAAGGCATCCGAGTGGTTTGATAAGTGGGTGGACGCGAAGGCTCAGCACGCTGTGACCGAGACGATGCAAACACTGTTTGACAATGACAAGTCAATCCTTGTAGTATTGGATGGTACGCAGTACATTGTCAAAGCAGAAGAGGAGATCAAAGCGTACACAGACGAGACGCTACCCTACGAATTGCGAGGCAGCATCGGCATGCTCAAGCTGGTGCAGGACAAGCAAATGATCTCGGACGTAGGGTGCCGAGTGGACAGCACGACCTTCGTGTTGTTCCCCGTACAACAAGACAAGGAGACAGCATGAAAACGTTAGCACTCAAGCGCGTGCGCGAACTGTTCGCAGTGGACTATGTACCTCTGCATACGCAACGCCACAACCAACGGCAATGGGTCAGGTCAGTTCGCCAATTGGGTGACAGATGGCTACTAGCAAAACAGTACGTCCCCGAAAAGAAGCGGTAGACCCACCGCCGAAAGTGTGGCCCTTCCCAACGTGGAAGGGTCGCCCTTACACACAACCCAAGCAACGCAAGAAGAAGGTCGACCCCACTGAGGGCGTACCTGAAGCGTTGCTCTGAAGGCGGAACAATGTTCCGGATTGAAATGGACGACGAACATCTGAGAGATTTTTATGCAGGGCTAGCCATGCTAGGCGTACTAAGCGCAGGGCATGAGCCGGCCTATGTGGAAGCGGTGTCTCGCACTGCTTTCGATATCGCAGAAAGGATGATGGAAGAAAGGAGTCAGCGCAGTGGACAGAAGAACGGAGGAGATGGACAGAGCGTTTGAAGAAGCCGGACGTTTGGTTTTATCCCTTGTCGTATGTGCAGCGTTGCTTGTAGGTATGCTGGTATGTTTTGCCCTCTTTTGAAGCACCATGCCTTTCACCCTACCGAAGTACGAATGGGGAACCCAACGTGAGTTATGTAAACGATGCAAGCATTACCGACCGAGCATTGACCGTCCTCGCCTGTACTCGGGCGCAGTGGTCATGCACTGTGCCGTCAACCCCTACACCGCAAGCAAGGGGATCGGCACCTGCATCGACAACCGAACGCGAGGGCCGTGCGGTCCGAGCGGAACATTGTTCCAACCTAAGGAGAACTGATGAATGAGCAAGTAACTGAGCAACCCAAGAAGAAGAGTCGCGGTCCCGGTAAGAAGCCGCGCCTTTTCTGTACGAGCATACGTCTAAGCCAAGAGGTCATGGAGTACTTCAACAAGTACCACGCACATGACAAGCAGGCGCAGATGCGTGCTGTTCTTACCGAGTACGTTAGAGATGAACTGAAACTAAAGGAGCCCCAACATGGGACGCAAGAAACTGTCTAATGCCGAACGCGCACGCCGCTTCATCGCAGCCAACCCCAACGCCAAGCCGAAAGCTATCGCTGCCGCGCTGGAAATTCCCGTGGCTAGCGTGTACGCAGCTAAGTACAAAACATCGGTAGCCAAGGCTAAGCCGAAGGAAGTCAACATCGACGCAGTGCACAAGCATGCTGTCGTTGAAGCTGAATACAAGAAAGCTGTCGCCGAAGCTGAAGCAGCCAAAGCCGACATGGTCAACCACCCGCCCCACTACAAGGCAGGTGGGATCGAGACCATCGACTTCATCGAAGCCAAGCTGACCCGCGAGGAGTTCATCGGGTACCTCAAGGGCAACGCTTTGAAGTACGCCTCCCGTGTTGGCAAGAAAGACAACGCCGACATTGACGCTGGCAAGATGGCTTGGTACGCCATGAAGCTGCGTGACATGCTCAGCATCCAACCGTAAGGGAAAGTCCTCCCCTCAAGCCCCGCTTCGGCGGGGCTTTTTTATGCCAGTTCCCACCACGAAGGTACTTGACAAAGTCAAGGAGAGCGTCTACATTGGGGGTATGGCAGCGACACCTGAGTCCAAAGTCAAGGACAAAATCAAGACCATCCTCAAGAAGCACGGCGTCTACTTCGCCATGCCCATCGGCACCATGTACGGCAACAGTGGCGTGCCGGACTTCCTGTGCTGCGTGGCGGGGCACTTCCTCGCCATCGAAGCCAAGGCAGGCAAGGGCAAGACGACAGCCCTGCAAGACAAGCACATCAGGGAGATCGTGGCCCAAGGCGGCACCGCCATGGTGATCAACGAGACAAACATCAACGAACTAGACGAGCTACTGGAGAAGCTGAAATGAGCAACGAGATACGCGAAGCAGTGCAGATGGTGCTGACCCGCATGGAGACACACCCGGATGATTTCTTCACTAACGACCTACTGCGCACTCACGCAAGCACCCGCTTCGGGTGGGTATGGGGTGTACTCAACGGCGACAGATACGGTCTGAATGAAGCTGAGATTGACGCGCTAAAGCAGGGCTACGACAAGGTCATGTACCGCAACTTCCACGACCGGGTATTGGAGTCCTTGCTGAATGAGCCCAAGCAACTTGAACTGTTGGAGCAACAGGGTAGCTCGCTGAAGCCACCGACCAAGCTGATGCCGCTCACTCAGGGTCAGATGGCTGTGGCGAAGAAGCTAGGCTTGACTGCGAAGGAGTACGCACAAGCCACAGCCCCCACGTTCAAGACGTAACACTGTTCCACCTCATGCACATACTGACCATCGACTTTGAAACGTACTACGACCAAGAGTTCAGCCTGTCGAAGCTAACCACTGAGGAGTACATACGCGGTGACGAGTTTGAAGTCATCGGAGTATCAGTGCAGGTGAACGATGGGGAGCCCAAGTGGTTCTCGGGTACACGCAGCGAAACAAAAAAGTTTCTTGAGGGCTATGACTTTCCTTCACATTTGGCGCTGGCTCATAACGCTATGTTTGATGCCGCTATTCTTAGTTGGCATTTTGGTATTTGCCCTCGGGGTTGGCTTGACACTCTCAGCATGGCTCGTGCTGTGCATGGCACGGAAGTTGGCGGCAGTCTTGCTGCCCTAGCTCAGCACTACGCAATCGGCGTCAAGGGCGAGGAGGTCATCGCTGCCAAGGGGCTGCGAAGGGCAGACTTTAATCCTAGCAGCCTAGCCCGATACGGCGAGTATTGCTGCAATGACGTTGCCCTGACGTACGACCTATTCAAGCACCTGTCCGCAGAGTTCCCGAAGTCTGAGTTGCGTTTGATTGACCTGACGATCAAGATGTTCTCGGAGCCGACGTTGCAGTTGGACACGAATATGCTGCTCGACCACATCACCGACGTGCAAGTAAGGCAGCAGGAGTTGTTGAGCGCTGTGACGATGGTGGACAAGGATCAGCTAATGTCCAACCATAAGTTTGCTGCAACGCTAAGACTGTTTGGCGTGGAGCCTCCGATGAAGATCAGCCCGACCACGGGCAAGGAGACGTTCGCCTTCTCCAAGACCGACGAAGAGTTCAAGGCTCTGCTCGAACACGAAGACGCACGTATCCAAGCGTTAGCATCCGCAAGGATTGGCGTGAAGTCTACTCTTGAGCAGACGCGCACTCAGCGGTTCATCGAGATCTCCGGACGAGGCGCTATGCCAGTTCCCCTTCGCTACTACGCTGCGCATACGGGACGGTGGGGTGGTGACGATAAGCTCAACCTTCAAAACTTGCCGCGCACATCGGGGTTGAAGAAGACCATCCTTGCCCCGGCAGGCTACGTCATTTGCGACTCAGACTCATCGCAGATTGAAGCGCGTACGCTAGCGTGGTTAGCAGAGCAGGACGACTTAGTGGAGGCGTTTGAAAAAGGTGAGGACGTATACAAAATCATGGCTGCGGCTATCTATGCGAAGAGCATCGCAGCGGTCACGAAAGAAGAAAGATTCGTTGGAAAGACAACTATCCTTGGTTCCGGATACGGGATGGGGGCGAAGAAATTTAAGACAGCGCTTAAAAACGCTGGCTTGGAAGTTACGTTGGAGGAGGCGCAGCGGATTATCGAGACCTACCGTAGTACCAATGGCAAGATACCTGATCTGTGGCGCAAAGCTCACGAAACTTTGGACTGGATCGCCAATGACAAGACCGGTGATCTAGGTCGCGGCGGCTTGCTGAAGATCGAAGGCAAGCGTGGGATCCGCCTGCCCAATGGCATGTACCTGAAATACCCCAATCTGCGCAAACGTCAAGACCCCGAGACGGGCAAATACGAGTACGTTTACGACACCAAGAAGGGGAAGACCGTGGTGCCAAATCGCATCTACGGGGGTAAAGTGGTGGAGAACGTATGCCAAGCCCTTGCTCGGATCATCATCGGTGAGCAGATGCTGATGATCGCCAAGAAGTACCGAGTGGTGATGACCGTGCATGACGCCATCGCGTGCCTGATCCCTGAAGACGAAGCTGACAACGGCAAGGAGTACGTTGAGTTGTGCATGCGCCTACGCCCGTCGTGGGCGTCGGAGCTACCTCTTAACTGTGAGGCCGGATACGGGACGAGCTATGGCGATTGTTAATGTGGTTGAAGTACGCCCGAACAAGAAAGATCCGTACGTGTTTACGGATCTAGCTAAAACCTTCAAAGATGTACTTACCCGTATTGGGGTACAGGCAAAGCATGTGGTCGACACGCTGCCGTCTGAGGGGGTGAACATAATCCTTGGGTGGTCGCCAAACTGGGTTGAAACCAACACAGCCAAGCTCCCGAAGCAACGCACCATCCTGTACAACGCAGAGCAGCTAGGCAGCGAATCCGACATTGTTAAGAACGACTACGTGGACA